TCTTAAATGAAATTTCTTCAAGTAGTGATGCAGTAGCACAACGTTTTAGAACCACTGCTACAGATGATGTTGTAGGATCATTATTAACAGGATTTAATAACGGAGGGTTTTAATGTATGGCGAATGTAAAAGCAGTAGCAAATGGAAATTGGAGTAATACTTCAACATGGGATGGAGGTGTTTTACCTACTGTAAATGATGATGTATTTGCTAATACTTTTACTATAAATGTTGATACAAGTTTTCAAGTACTTTCTTTAAGAAACACTTCTGGAACTGGTATTACTGTTGGAGGATCATTTAATTTTAATAGTGGAAGTATATCAGGAAGTTGTACAAATACAACAGCTAACACTTCATTAGTAGCAGAAGCTACAAATTTAGTACAAGTAACAGCTACCACTGGAAGTGTAACACTGAGTTTATCAAGTAATGTAACAGGTCCATCAGTAGGAAATTTAATACTACACTCAGGAAATTGCAATCTTATTTTAAATGGGCTAACTTTTATTGGTGGTGCAGGTAGTTTTGCTAATTGCATAAATAAAACTTCTTTAGGTACTCTTACAGTAAATGGAAATTTAACAGGAGGAGGAGGTTTTGATAATAGAACAATAAACTCATCTAACGGAGATATTACAGTAATAGGAAATGTAACAGGAGGTACAGCTGGTTTAGCTGTATTTCAATCAATAGGTAATTTAACAATACAAGGAAATGTAACTGGAGGTAATGGAGGCGGTAGTATAAATTTTTCAGGTAATTTATTAATAATAACAGGAAATATAACAGGAGGATCATCCTCAGGAGCAATTACAACAACAGGAAATATAGTAGTAAATGGAAATGTAGTAGGAGCCCCAACCATAGGAATAACAACATCTGCCCCTATTACCACTGTCAACGGTACAGTAACAGGAGGTACAGTAGTAGGAATTTCATCAACTACTATAGGTGAAATTAATATATCAGGAAGTGTACTAGCATCAGCAACTGCAAATGCAATATCTTCTACAGCAGCTACAGGAATAGTTATTTTAAATGGTAATATGTTTAATAGCGGGAGTAGACAGGCAATATACTGTCAAAATTTATTTGTAAGTAATACTGGAACAACACAAGCACAATTCTTCACCTCAGGAAGTCTACAGGATAGAACATTATATTCTCCAAACACTTTTCCTGATTTACCTTCCGGATCAAATGTAAGATCTACAACTTCATATGGTCCTGGAAATGAATTATTAGGATCACTTATTATGCCTGATCCAAAAAATGTAAGGTATGGAACACTAACAGATAATACAACAGGTTCAGCTTTATTAAGTGCTCAAAATTTATTTGACGAAATAGCTACAAACCAACATGCTGTACCAACAAGACTTAGAAAAATATCTACTATAGATACTGTAGGAACACTATTAACAAGTTTTAATAACGGAGGAATATAATGGCAAACTATAGAGCAGTAGCAAATGGAAATTGGGGTAGTTTATCAACTTGGCAAGATGATAGTCTTGGCTATTTCTTCACCTCTTCCGTATTACCTGGTTCGTCTGATGATGTATATTCAAATAACTTTACAGTAAATATTAATACAAGTTTTGAAGTATCAAGTTTAAATAACACTGCATTTACACCACCTACAACATTAGGTGCTATGTCTATACCACCAATGACCTCTAATACATCTCCAAGTGGGATTGTTTCTTCAAGTAATAATTCAGCAACGGCTTGGCAAGCATTTGATAGAAGTACATTAACTAATTGGGTATCAAGTACTATAGGTTCAGGTTCATTAACATACAATTTCCCTACAGGTAAAATAATAAAAAGATATGGAATTCGTACTGTTTCAGACAACAATAACAATATAAGAACTTGGACTTTTCAGGGAAGTAATGATGGCTCAACTTGGACAACATTAGACACACAAACAAACTTTGTTACAGTATCTTCTACATTTTATTCATTTGATGTCTCATCAAACATTACTTCTTATACTTATTATAGAATAAATATAACAGCAGCTCAAGGTGGAGGAAACTTACCTCAGTTATCAGAAGTAGAAATGTCAGAGGTTACAAACTTATACGGAAGTATTGCCACAGGTGGTACTTTTAACTTTAATAGTGGAAGTATATCCGGAAGTTGTATAGGTACTACTCCAATTACTGTAGCAGCAGCTAACTTAATAACAATTACTGCTACTTCAGGAAGTGTTTCTTTTTCATCACAGAATCCTATAATACCTACAACTCTTGATGCTATAAAAATAAATCATACTGGAAGTTGTGATTTTTATATAACATCACCTACAATATTTGCTACAGGAGGAACTAATGCTACTCTAAATAAAACATCAACTGGAACTATCTACATAAACAGTAATTTAATAGGAGGTAGTAATTCAATATGTTTTTTATCATCTGCAGGAAATACTATAATAGTAGGAGATATTATAGCTGGAGCAAGTTCTGGAAACTTTGCAGGTATATCACAAACCGGAGGAAATCTAACTATTACAGGAAGTATTAGAGGAGGAAGAGGTAACTCATCAGCTAGAGCGATTAATTTTTCAGGAAATTTTCTAACCATTCAAGGTGATGTATACGGAGGATCAGCAGGAGCGGAAGGAATAGTTACTTCAGGTGTTGTTAATATTATTAACGGAAATGTAATAGCAGGATCTACAAGAGCTATTTCTTCAACAACATCCAACCAAATTAATATAAATGGGGATGTAATTGCATCTGCAAATGCTGTAGGAGTATCCTCAACCTCTGCTACAGCAGTAGTATTATTAAACGGTAATATGTTTAATAACACAGGTACTCAAGCCATTTACTGTCAAAACTTATTCTTAAGTGATACTGGAACAACACAAGCACAATTCTCTACTTCTGGTTCACAAGATAGGACATTATATTCTGCAAACACTTTTCCAAATCTACCATCAAGTTCAATTGTAAGGTCAACCACATTATATGGTCCTGGAAATGAATTATCCGGTTCTATTATTATGCCTGATCCTGCAAATGTAAGATATGGTGTTCCTACCGATAATACAACAGGTTCTGCACTTTTAAGTGCCGAGACTTTATTTGATGAAATAGTTATAAGTGATAATCCTGTAGCTGTGAGATTAAGAGAATGCTCCACCACAGATACTTTTGGTTATATGCTTACTGCTTTTAAGAAATAATAAATAAAACGTTATGGAAACATTTAAAATTGAATTAACATTTAATGAATTAACTTTTCTAAGATCAGCTTTAGACCCTATATCAATACAGGGTAGAGATGCTCGTTTTGTATCTAATTTACAAATTAAATTAGAACAAGAAATAGAAAAACTTAAAACTACTCTTACAAAACCTGGGGCAGACAAATAATACATTCGATCTGCTTATCATAATACATATTTATATCCAACAATATATAAAAAATGGCAGATATCCCAGTATATAACGGTTCATCCCAATTCTTCCCAGGAGATACAGCTTTTGGCTTCTATGATTATCAATATGAGTTTCAAATAGATGCTGATAAAGTTGTAACTTTTGTTACTCAACGTTTAGGATGGCCTATAGAAGTAGTTGAATTACAACCAATTCAAATATACACTGCTTTTGAAGAAGCAGTTACTGTATATGGTAATGAAATTTACCAATTTCAAATTAGAGAAAATATGCTTTCTCTTGAAGGAAACCCAACTGGTTCTGTTCCTTACAACCAATTACTATTAACTCCATCTTTAGGAGGTGCTATTCGTATAGCAGAAAATTATGCTGAAGAAGCAGGTGTTGGTGGAAATGTAACTTGGTATAGTGGATCTATTCAATTACAAGCTGGAGTTCAAGAGTATGATTTAAATCAGTGGGCACGCGAATCAGCTTCGCTAGCTCCTGGCGATTATATTGAAGTTAAACGCGTATTCTTTGAAGCGCCGCCAGCTGCGTTAAGATACTTTGACCCGTACGTAGGTATCGGTTATAGTTATGAAGGATTATTAAATAGTTTTGGTTTTGGAGCGTATTCTCCTGCTATTACTTTCTTATTAATGCCTATATTCTTTGATTTACAACGTATTCAAGCCATTAAATTAAATGATCAAGTTAGAAGAGCACAATTCTCCTTTGAAATTCATAACAATCAATTAAAAATATTCCCAATTCCTTTATCTAAATATCCACTTTGGATACAATATATTAAAGGATCTGAAAGAGATAGTGCAATAGGTGGAAGAAATTCAGACGGAACACCACAAACTAATTTAATTACTAATACATCTAATGTGCCTTATGTAAATCCTAACTACAATTACATAAATTCTGTAGGAAAAATGTGGATTTATCAATATACTTTAGCACTTTGTAGAGAAGTTTTAGGATATGTACGTGGAAAATACAGCACCGTACCAATTCCTGGAGCAGAGGTAACATTAAATCAAAATGATTTATTAACTGACGCCAGAAGCCAAAAAGAAGCATTGTTAGCTCAATTAAGAGAAACATTGGACCAAACAGGAAGACAAAAACAATTAGAAAAAATGGCAGCTAATTCTGAAAATTTATTAAAAGTTTTAAACGACGTTCCTATGGGACTATATATATTTTAACATGGTATCTTTAGAAAAAATATTAAGTGAGGCAACATTTGAAACATTCTTCGTTCAAGTAATTATTAAAATGAAGAATGATTTTAATTTTACTGAAATTTATAATCAAATTAGAGGTATAAGAGATGTAATTGTTGTTAAGGTAATTGACAATGAACAACTAAATGCCGCTTCTAATGATTTATATAATTATTCTTTACTAGAAATGAAATATATTTCTGAAGGAAATGCAGTTGATACTGCTAAAAATATCAAAACTGAGGCCCTTAAAATACCTGGATTAGTAAAATTTGAGGTTAGAACAAAAACAATATTAAAAATTAGAAATTACTAATATGGCTTTATACGGTTCATCAAGAGATATTTCATTTTTTCATGTTATTAATAGAGAATTAATCCATAATATAATTGAACAAAATATAGGATATTACCAAATATCACTAGATGAAACTTCTGTAAATGTTTATGGTGAAGCCGCTGATGGAACTAAAATGTATTATCCACCTGTTTTAATTAAATGTTTAATTGATAGAGGTGACTACGAAGGTGATTATGATAATCAAATTGGACCTGATTTTACTAGAAATTTCTCATTTAGATTTTTAAGAAAAGATTTAGTAGAACAAAATGTAGTACCTCAAATTGGTGATGTTGTTTTATGGAATAACGATTACTATGAAATTAATTTAGTAAATGAAAATCAAGACATAGTAGGTAAAGTACCTCAATACAATTATGGAGGAGCTTACTTAGATGATTTTGGAGCAAGTTTTTCAATTATATGTAATGCACATTATGTATCACCTGAATCTTTAGGATTAACTCAAACAAGATAATGCCACAACAACTGCCAATATTACCAAATACACCAGCTCGTGCTTTAAATGAGTATATAGAACCATATATTCCTGGTACTAAACCCATATTACCTGAGGATCAGATAAATAGAGCAAGCCAAATATCAACAGATATTGAAGATAACACGAAACAATTTTCAGTAGGGTTACAAGATATTGATGATGCTGTGTTTTTTTATTTTAATAATATTATAAAACCAACAATAGTTCAAAATGGTAATCAAATACCTGTGCCTGTAGCTTATGCTTCTGCTGAAAGATGGGTATCTGTTCAAAAAGATGGATATTTTAGAGATAAAAATGGAAAAGCAATGCACCCTTATATTATCTTAAGAAGAACAGGATTTGAAAAAAATAGAACATTAGCTAATAAATTAGATGGTAATAATGTAAATAATTTTGCTGTTGCTAAAGCTAGATACAATGCTCAAAATCAATACACTAATTTTGATGTTTTAAATAATGTATTACCATCTGAAAAATTCTATTTAACCCCTGTACCAGATTATGTTAATATAACATATGAATGTGCTATTATAACAAACTTTATTCAGGAAAATAATAAAATTGTAGAATCAGTAGAATTTGCATCAGATTCGTATTGGGGTGATAAAAATCGTTTTCAATTTAGAACATATATTGATAGATTCGATTCTACTAATGAATATGGTATAAGTGATCAACGTATAGCTAAAACTAGTATGAATATAACGCTTTATGGTTATATTATTCCTGATACTGTTAATAAAGATATGGCTACAAATGGTAAAAAACAGTTCTTTTCTAAATCAATTATATCAATAGGAACTGAAGTAGTAGCAAATGTTAATAATCCTCGTGCAGGAGAGTTGTAAAATTAAGAATATAATGTTATGTTAAGAAAATTTAAAGAAATAGCAAATGCTTGGATAATAGCAGCAAATCAAACACCAGAAGAAAAACAATTAGCAGAAGAAAGAATATCTGTGTGTAACGAATGTGAACATAGACAAGAAAATAAAGATATAATTAATTTTTACTATTGTGGTATATGTTTATGCCCCTTAAACAAAAAAATATTTTCTTTAAAAAATCCGAAAACAAACCCGTGCCCAGCAAATAAATGGAAAGAATAAATAAAGTTATATTATGACAACAGAAACAGAAACACAAAAATTAACACAAGAAGAATTACAAGAATTTAGAAATATTCACCAGGAATATCAAACTGCTTTATTTAATGTAGGTTTAATTACTTTAGATTTAGAAAATTTAACTAAAGAAAAAAGCAATTTAATTGAACAAACATTGCAAATAAATAAAAAAAGATTAGAAATAATTGAAAAACTAGGTATTAAATACGGTGATAGACAAGTTAATTTAGAAACAGGTGAATTTGAATAGAATAAATATTATTTTGTAATTTTTTTAGAATATTTATCATCAGAACAAATTCTATTAGAAATTAAAAACAATAACATAAAATGGCAGAAGCAATTATTTCTCCTGGTGTTTACACCAATGAAAATGACCAGAGTGCAGTAACTCAAGGCCCAATAGAAGCAGGAGCAGCTATTGTAGGTCCTACAGTTAATGGTATTCCTTATGTTCCAACATTAGTTACTTCATACAGTGATTATGTTGCTAAATTTGGAACTACTTTTGAAAGCGGAGCTAATGGTAATTACGAGTATTTTACATCATTAGCTACTAAAAATTATTTTGATAACGGTGGAAACACGTTATTAGTAACAAGAATTATAAATGCAGGAACAGGATCATCAGCTTTAAATAGTTTTTCATCAGCAAGTGCTCCTCAAAGTGGTTCTACAAGTACATTACTAGCATCATCAAGTTTTGTTTTAGAAACATTAGCTTGGGGTAATCAAATGAATAACTCAGGAAGTGTATTATCTTCAGGAGCTTTAGTAAGTGGTAGTGCTACAAATGTTCGTTGGGAAGTTAATCAAGTAGATTATTCTAGAGGTACATTTACCTTATTAGTTAGAGGTGGTAATGACACAAATAATCAAAAGAATATTTTAGAAACATGGACTAACTTATCAATGGATGTTAATCAACCTAACTACATTGCTAGAGTAATTGGTAATACTAAACCAGTTTATACATACTCAACAGCTGATGGGCAAGGATATATTGATACAACAGGTGATTTTCCTAATGCTTCAAGATATATTAGAGTAGCAAATGTTCCTCAAGCACAATATAACACATTCGATAATAACGGAAATTATATATCTGCTTCTTTCAGTGGAAGTTTACCAAATTTAGGAAGTGGTTCATTAGCTGGAGCATTTAATGGTGGTATAGCAGATACTAGCTTAGGTAAATTTATGTTTGAAAACATAACAACAGCAGCTACAAATGCTCAAGGATTCACAGCAGCTGATTACGCAACAGCCTTAAATTTATTAAACAATACAGACGAATATCAATTCAATTTATTAATGACTCCAGGTTTATTCCTAAGTGCAGGTTCAGCACCAGCAATAGGTTCAAACGGAGCTGATCCAATTGCATTATGTGAAGGAAGAGCAGATGCTTTAGCAGTAGTTGACCCAGTACCTTATGGTGGTTCAATAACAAGTGCTAAAACAGCAGCAAATGCTTCAAACTCAAGCTATGCAGCAACATACTGGCCATGGTGTCAAGTATTTAGTTCTGCAATGGGTAAATTAGTATGGGTTCCTGCTTCAGTATTAATGGGAGGTGTATTTGCTTTCAATGATGAAGTAGCAGCACCATGGTTTGCACCAGCAGGTATTACTAGAGGTGGTATTCCAAATGTAACAAGAGTTGAAAGAAAATTATCATTAAACGATAGAAACAACTTATATTTAGACAATGTAAATCCATTAGCTACATTCCCTGGAAATGGTGTTGTAGTATTTGGTCAGAAAACATTACAACAAAAAGCAACAGCTTTAGATAGAGTAAATGTTAGAAGATTATTAATTGCATTGAAAGGATATATTAGTGGTGTAGCTCGTGGATTAGTATTTGAACAAAACACTGCTACTACTAGAAATGCATTCTTAAACCAAATTAATCCATATTTAGACAGTGTGGTACAAAGACAAGGTTTATTTGCTTATAAAGTAGTAATGGATGAGTCAAACAACACACCAAGTGTAGTAGATAGAAATCAATTGATTGGTCAGATTTATATCCAACCAACTAAAACAGCTGAGTTTGTTATCTTAGATTTCACAATTTTACCAACAGGTGTTGAATTCCCAGCTTAAGCAATATTTATAATAAACAAACAATAAATACAGAGAGAACATGCCTATATTAAACGCAAACGAAATGATGTTTACACAGTATGAACCTAAAGTTCCAAATAGGTTTATAATGTATGTAAACGGTATCCCATCATATATAATCAAAGGAGTAAGTGCCGTAAATTTTGATGATGGAGAAATTATTCTAGATCACATCAACACTTATAGAAAAATCCGTAGTGGAAAAAGATTATGGGGAGATATGACATTCACATTATTTGATCCAATTGCTCCATCAGGTGCTCAGGTAGTAATGGAATGGGCTCGTTTAGCATACGAATCTATTACAGGTAGAGCAGGTTACTCGGATTTCTATAAAAAAGATATAACATTCAACGTATTAGGTCCTGTAGGGGATGTAGTATCAGAGTGGGTAATTAAAGGAGCTTTCATTAAAACAGGAAACTTTGATGATTACGATTGGTCAACATATACTGAAGCCGTAAACCTTACTTTAACAATTGGTATGGATTATTGCATCTTGAATTATTAATTTAGAATTAAAATACAAAATAAAGAACCCGATAGAAATATCGGGTTTTTTTATGAGAAACATTCTTTCGTTATATTTATATATATAAAAATAAATTTAAGTTTATGACAGAATCAAAGTTTCCAACAGAAATTATTACATTACCATCTAAAGGTCTTGTTTATCCTGAAACATCACTATTAGCTAAAGGTGAAATTGAGATGCGTTATATGAGCGCTAAAGATGAAGATATATTAACTAATATTAACTTCATTAAACAAGGAACAGCAATTGATAAATTATTAAAATCATTAGTAGTATCACCTATTGATATAGATGATTTAATTACTGGAGATAAAAATGCAGTTTTATTTGCTGCTCGTGTATTAGGATACGGACATGACTATACATTTCAATTTAGAAACCAAGCAACAAACAAAGAAGATGAATATACTGTTGACTTGACTAAATTAGAAGAAAAGAAAATAGATGAATCATTATTTACTCAAGGTAAAAATGAATTTGAATTTACATTACCTAAATCAGGAAATAAAATAACATTTAAATTGTTAACAGGTAAAGATGAAAAATCTATTGATGCTGAAATTAAAGGTTTACAAAAAATAGATGCTAATGCTTCATATGAAAATACAACACGTTTAAAACATATGATTACATCTGTTAATGGAAAAACAGACAAAATATCAATCTACGACTTTGTAGATAACTTTTTATTAGCGCCAGACTCAAGAGCATTTAAAAAATATTATAACGATATTTCACCTGATATAGATACTACAATTACTATTGACAAGGACGGATACGTACAGGAGGGCGTAGTTATCCCTATCGGGATTAACTTTTTTTGGCCTGACTTCCAAGTATAGAGAATACTTATTTACTAAAATCCATGAAATATGTTTTTATGGACAAGGTGGTTATGATTGGGATACTGTGTATAATTTACCTATAATGTACCGTGAATTTATTTATCATAAGATTCGTGAACATTACGATAAACAGAAAACAGATGCTGAAAAGCAACAAAAAATGATGAAATCAAAAACAGCAACAACTGCTAAACCACCAATCAAACCAACATATACAGCAAAAGCCCCACGAAAGTAGGGCTTTTCATATTTATTCATATAATATACTTTTATGGCAGAACAATTTGATAACGGAGCATTAAACGAATATAATGATAATTTAAGAGAAGCAGTTAACTTTTCTCGCCAACTTTCTGAAAATGTATTGTTGTTAAATAAAAGAATGGCTCTTCTTACTCCGGAAGCTAGAATGACTCGCAGATTAGTAGGAGAATTAGAAAGTGAACTTAAAAAAACAATAACACTTACAGATAAATTATATGCTGGTAAATTAAAAGAAAAAGAAGCACAACAACAGCTGACCCAGCTAACTAACAAATATGATAAATACATAAAAGATGCTGCTGATAGCACAACAGAATTAGGTAAGTATTTAGAAAAAAATGCTCAAGATCAAATAAGTAGTCAAAATCATTTAAATAATTTACTGCAAGGTGAACTTGCTTTAAAAGATAGAATTAGACGAACAGATCTAGAAATAGATCTTGCACAACAAACTATAGTAGCTTTAGAAGCTCAAAAAGTAAGAGCATCTGCTACTCGAAGAGATTTTATTCAAAACGAAATAAATCAACAAAAAGATATAGTAAGACAACTTAATGCGGAAATAGCAGCGGATGAAAGAATTTTAAAATCAAAACAAAATAGTATAAAACTCACTCAAGATCAGCTTGATGCTAGTAAACGAATTATAGAAGCTCATGAGGTTTTAGTAGATCAATATGGAAACGAAATTCAAAAAGGTAAAGAATTATTAAAAAATTTAAAAGATCAAAAAAATACAGTTGAAGGATTAGCTCAAAAATTTAAAGATATACAAGGTATATTAGGTCCTTTTATTCCTATATTTAATTTTTTAAGAAAAGTAGCATTTGATGTTTCTAGTCAAGTTACTCAACTCCAAAAAGGTTTAGCATTATCATCTGATGAAGCATACCAGGTAAGAAGTGAATTTAATGAGTTAGCAACAGCAACTCAAAATGTTCTTATTACTACTAATGATTTAATAGCATCTAATGCTGCTTTAGGTAAGCAATTAGGATTTAATGCTCGTTTTAGTAATGATGCTGTTGTTGAGTTTACAAAATTAACTAAACAAATAGGATTAAGTGAAGAAGCAGCTGGTGGTTTAGCTAAATTTGCTAAAGCTAACGGTATGACTCTAAAAGAAACTAAAACAGTAGCTTTAGGAGTATCACAACAGTTATCTTCACAATATGGAATACAATTAGACCAAAGAGAAGTACTTGAAGAAATAGGAAAAATATCAGGACAAACATTAGCAATGTTTAAAGCTAATCCTGCTGCCTTAGCTCAAGCTGTTGCTCAAGCAAAACTTTTAGGGACTAATTTAGATATAGCTAAAAAACAAGCATCTGCTTTACTTGATTTTGAATCATCAATTGAAAATGAATTACAAGCAGAATTAATAACTGGTCAACAATTTAATTTAGAAAGAGCAAGATCTGCTTCATTAATGGGTGATTTAACAACAACGATGAAAGAACTTAATAATCAAGGTATTGATTTTAATAGATTCTCTAACATGAACGTTATTGCTCAAGACAAAGTAGCAGCTGCTTTAGGATTATCTACAGATGAACTTTCAGATCAGTTATTAAAACAACAATATATGAACATGTCTAGAGAACAAGTAGTTGCTCTAGCAGGTGAAGAAGTAGCTAATCGTTTAGAAGCAGTTAGTGCTCAAGATAAATTTAATGCTGCTGTAGAAAAAATGCAAGATTTATTTGCAAAAATAGCAGGAGGTCCTTTAGGACAATTAGCTGATATGATGGCTGGATTATTAGATAATTCTGCTGCTTTATATGGAATTATGGCTGCTATAGCAGGTATATCATTTGTAAAATTAATAGCAAGTTTAGTAACAACAGCAGCAACGTTAGCATCATCAGCAGTAGCTGGAGGTGCATTAGCGGCCTTTATTAATCCTGCAAGTTTAATTATAGGTATAGCAGCTTTAGCAACTTTAGGGGCTATAATAGGTTCCCAAATGACTAATGCAAGTGAAGCGGCTCAACCAGCAGGAGATATGTTTTCATCTAAAGGTAAAACAATAGTATCACCTAAAGAAGGTGGTTTATTTTCATTAAGCGATAATGACGAATTTGCTGCTGCTCCAGGGTTAGGTAATATGATTAGTAGACAACAAACATCTGCTACTGTTGTTCAACAAGATAATAGTGCTTTATTAAGTGCAGTTAATACATTGATTGCTGAAACTAAAAACACTAATAGTGGTTTAGATAGATTAAATGCAAAACAAGCCGTAGTTAAAGTAGATAGTCAAAGTTTAGGAACAGCTCAGGTTATAGGTAACTATAATTTAGCTTAATTAAATATTTATAATAAACAATTAAAACAACATAATTATGGGATTATTAAACTTATTACAAACAGGAGCAAGTAATTTAGGATGGGACGGAGGCCAAGTACCACCAGTTGCTCAACCTAATGTTAGACCAAACCCTCCAGGATCTCGTCATGACCAATATTCACTTAATGGGAATCCTACAATCAGAGCAATAGGAGCTGGTTTTGTACCATACATTCCACCACCATCAATCTTAGAAGAAGGAGACCCAGCAAACACAGCTGAATTCAGAAATGCTCCTGGGCAAAAATATT